GGTTGATTCTGTAGATTAAACCATCCTGTCTCATGAGAGGAGTTTACAAATAGAGTAGGCATGAAGGGTACCTTCTTAGCTACTCGTTCACCATTCTCTACTCCACGGTAAAGAATATTATTTCCATAACGATTTACACTTGTATAAAAATTCATAAGATCTCCTATCAAACTTTATTATAGTATAAAATGAAGAAAGAGGCAACTAATGCCTCTTAATATTTTTACCGTCAATGTGGTGAGTACCAGAATTATGTAACGCCCATCGAAAACTATCCCACATATCCCAACCGTCAGATCTAAGTTTGGCATACCACAGTATAAATCTTTTATATCGTTGGATCATACTGTTCTCTATTATAGTTCAGCCAGTAAAGCCTTTAGTTTTTTCTTTGACTTACCTTTTACTTTAGCTTTTGATATATCGTTGTTTCCATCACCTACTACAACAATAGCAATCATACCCATAGTTTTATGCGGTGTACATTGGTATAGATATACTCCTGGAGTGTCAAAAGTAATAGAAACTTCTTTGCCAAGTTTTGATTTCTTTGGTGTTTTCCATCCATCAGGTCCAGCAATAAACTCTACATTATGACCTTTTTTAGTAGGTACCCAAGTAATAGTATCCCCAGCATCAATACGTGCAATGTCTTGAGAGTATACCATCTTAGCGCCATCGTCTCGTTTATTCAACATTTCAATAGTCATATCTTCTGCATATGCTGTAGCTGCGAAGAGCGCTATAATGCTAGCGGTAATTAGATTTTTCATAGATTTTCCTATCTTTATTTCTTTACATTAAGATTGGACGGATTGTATTGTTCGCCATTATAGGCAGGGTAGGTGTCGTCCTCTACCCCAAAGTTACACGATGCCACAATCAATAAAAGCGCAATTGAAGCATAAGTGGTTCTTTTACTCCATAGCATAAATGACTCAAAGGTTTTCTCTGCCTCTGCTTGAGCAGCTGCTCTTACTTCCTCATCTGTCATTATGATCTCGTTTTGTAATATGATCGATAAATTTCTCGAAGCTCAACGCTATCAGTAGATTCTTGTACTATGTAATCAGTCTTATCAATTTGAGCTGCAGCGGCCATACCAATAGCATCTTCCTGTCTACTAGCAATGGCAATAATCTCTCCATCTTTTTTTCTCACTATAAACATCAGTTAAGACCAAAGCAGGGTAGGATGCTAACATTACAGTATCTTCCATATTCTTCAAGTCCTACCATAGCCATCAGTAACAGTACTGGTACTACAGCGATCATAAAGACAATAACAGCAAACGCTTTGCCAAGATCCTTAGTAGTACAATAATCATGTTTAGGTTCATCTAACATTTTCATATAATCTCCAGCGCTCGTAAACTTAAGATCTTGCATTTCATTATTCATGTTCGCCGCCTGCGCCTCTTCCATTATAAAAACCATAAGGCTTTCGCTTGGCAATTTCAAATGTAGCAACTGTAATAGCAACCGCTCCGAGCAGTAATGTGTGTATCATCATGCTGACTACTCCTGCCCACATGCTTCCTACAATAATACCAAATACAATACACCACATCCAAGCTAATACTTGCATAATCATGTGTCTAGTGTTTAAGTCAGGAATGCTGCTTAACGGATTAGTATTATGATCCATCACTACATTCCAACAATTATGTACCCATTCTCTCATTGATACGACCTTTCTAAAAGTTACTCTTAAAGGATAATGCGCATCGGCATTATCACGAAATTCTATAGCATCGTTGATATCATAAAACTTTTCAGAGATTTTGTGGTTTTTAAAAAATGCTGTTACTTTATACATCATTTTTCTCCTCTATCAAAAATTAAAAACAGGACCGTCAAAGTTAATGACAGCCCTGCAAGTATTACCCAATCAGGCATTACTTTTTTTCCGATACAAACTCATAAAGTTTTTCAGCTTGTGATTTAATTTCATCTGGATTTAAAGCTTTAGGTACATACTTCTTCCAAGCTTCTAGTGCTTGCTCTGTATCTTCCTTATACATTCCTAACATTTTATTAGCAAGATCTACTTGCATATCATAATGTTTGTCTGCAATTTCTTTTGCCATGTTTAATACATCATAGCGGATTTGATATGGATTTGACATTTAAGTCTCCTTGTGTGTTATGTGTGTGTACGGTAAGGACTATTATAGCCCCTACCGGATAGTTGTGCAACTACTTATCGCGCAGTTTCTGAAGTTCCATCATACACTTCTTCGACTCCTCGTGTAGGCCCATTCTTGCGAGCTCCGCTGCCGCTCTGGAGTATCCAACCGTCTGCGTAAACCGATCGAATGAAGACCACAAACCCGACAAGGGTGAGAAGACATAATCTGCTACTAAAGCTGTCATTAGACCCACCCTCTTAAATTTTCATTTGAGCGAGCCACGTGATAGATTTCACCACGTGAAAGTCCAATATCTGCTAGTTCATAATCTGTTAACTTATGTAGCTCTTTTTCAGTTTGACGAATAATTTTACGGTTCGTTCTATACTGATTAAAAGCTTTTAATGCTTCGATAATAGTTTCAATTGCCCTCGTTGAGTAGCTGTGGGCTGCTAGTATTGCTTGTGTCATTTTGTTTCCTCGTTTGACCAATATTGATTTTACGAGGACGCATTTCTTCTGGAATAACATACTTCAATTCAATTGCAAGAATGCCATCCTGAATATCTGCTCCGTTTACATTTACATGTTCGGACAGCCTAAAGGTTCGTTTAAATTTCTTTGTCGAAATGCCACGATGGATAAACTCTCTACCTTTAGAGACGTGTTCCCCTGTAACAGTCAAGGTTCTATCTTTAACTTCTACAGATATCTCATCCTTTGTAAACCCAGCAATAGCTAGTTCGATCAAGTATTCTTGATCTCCAGCTTTGATAATATTATGTGGGGGATAATGGTCTTGAGCATGTTTAGCTGTCCACTCTAATTCGTTGAACAGATGGTCAAAACCAACAAAAGATGACCGCGGGAATAGTGTTTGTAAGCCTGTCATTGTTATCTCCTTTTTGAGCAAGCAAGATTGTATCGCGACCGGATTATTCCGCATCGCTATAATATATATAGTATTTAATTTTTAAAAAGCAACTAAAAAGTTATTTATTTCCGATATTATATTTCGGACATAATTCCCATTGGGCTTTTTCTTTAAATGGGATAATTTTTATCTGACGTAGAGGAGCACATTTAAGTTCTGATCCTCCTTGTATCTCTACAAGTCCCCAATCACTAAGCAATGTTGTAATAGTATTTCTACGTTCTATATCATTAGCTTCTAGATTAGCTTTCTTACCATCCAACATAAAAAGCTCTTTAAAGTGGACGATAAAATATCGTCCTTGCTTGTGTAGTATATGACATGATTGGAATAATTTTTTATCTTTACGAGAAGCAACTCCAATGCGAGTTAAAGTCTCTCTAACCTTCAGAAAGTCATCCGGTTCGTTTAAGACCACCTCTAGCATATCTTGAGGCTGCCATTCTACTATATTATTTTCTTCCACCTTTACTCACCTTCTGCTTTATAATTTTTATTTGTTCAGGTGATAGAAGGGACAATACTTGCTTAGCTTTATCATTACTGTACCCATAGTATTGCTTTACCACTTCAATATCACTCTCAGTTTCTGGTTTCATCCATTTCGAAAATCTTTTACGTTTACGTATGATATTTATAAGAAAGTGATATTGAAGTTTATTATCGAGATGGTGGTAGCGGTTTACGACATTAGCAGCAGAAACGCTGTCAGGAAAATAACTAAGACTCCTATTAATGAGAAAACTATTATACCCTCTTTCAGCATGATCATCCTCCATTATGTCTTGCTTTGTATAGTTAATAGTATTTAGGTATTCAAAAGGATTCATTAGTTAAACTCTACATTAGCCATTATCTCAGTCATACAAGCAACAGTATTAAGTTCGTGGTCAGCCACGAATGCATCTTTATACTGATAGTCTGCAAGAATAAGAACAAGTTGAGGTATACTATTAGGATTGACATGCTCGTACATATTATCGTATATACCTCTAAAGATAGCGACAGTATCTATATCCATACTCTCTACTACCCACTTACGCATAGCTTTAAAGTTCTTAGCTTTAAGATGAGTACTTAGAGTAGCAAACATATCAGAGTTACTACTTCCAGATACAGTATCAACATTACCAGTCATACCTAGCTTCTGGCATTCGTTTAGTACACGCCGCCAGTCAGGAGCATGCTTCATAATAATATCAGCTAGACTTTGACTAGTAAACGATACTTCTTCTTTATAGAGAATATCAGCTGCACGATCCATAAACTGACCGCACAGGTTAACTAAGTCTTTCTTAGTAGTATTGAATTCGTATACACCACAACGAGAATGAAGAGGTTCGATAATACGATTCTTAAAGTTACAAGTAAGAATAAACCGACAGTTATTAGCAAACTCTTCGATAAAACCACGAAGAGCTGGTTGCGTAGATTGAGGATTAAGATAGTCAGCCTCGTCAAGGATAACGACTTTATATCCTCCAGATAGGGATACAGAAGAAGCAAACTGTTTAATCTTACCTCGTAAGGTATCGATATTACCTTCTTCCGATCCGTTTATAATAATATAATCAACACCGAGTTGCTTGCACATAGCTTTAGCAACAGTAGTCTTGCCCAAGCCAGCAGTACCAGAGAACAACATATTAGGTAGTTCTCCAGTATCTACTATAGCCTGTAAAGTAGTTTTTAACTGCTCAGGTAAGATAGTTTCCTCAATAGTCTGAGGACGGTACTTCTCTACCCATAGAAAATCATTCGACATATTAACCTCATTATAAAAAAATAGTATAGCTCACTTAGGTTAAGATGTCAACTTATGATTCAGCAGCGACCTCTTGTTGATGAGCCTCTGCTAGTTGGATAATCTGTAGTGATTGATCACGAAGCTGTCCGATAGTAGAGAGTTCTTCTCCTTTAAACGCGCCTCGTTGAGTCAAAGCATCTACAACTGCTACAGTGCTGCGTGCAACTCGATTAGATAGATCGTAGATTTCTGAATGATCTTGTTTAGTTTCTTTTTCTTTAGCCATCTTAATCTCCATAAGTTGATAGCTTCTCTAGAGCAACCCAATACTTAACGTCGTGGTTAACACTAGAGAATTGTGATATAAGTTTAGATGAGATATCGACTTGATAGTCGTCAGTTATCATCTTAAGGTTGTTAATATTCAATACAAATCTAAAGTCTTCGGTATTATACTCTCCTTCTACCATAATCGAATATGTATTAGCAGTAGTATTCTCAGGATCAACAACAGTTAGTTTAACTGAACCGTTATCAGGTTCAATCACCATCTGGCTATGTCCGAAGATACTAGCAGCTTTCTTGAGACCATTCAGCGTAGCTTGCTCAAGAGTAAATGATACATCTGCTTGAGGCATATCAATAGGCTTCTGAGGTGTAGTAAGCATCTCTGGATCAGCATAGTAATACTTAACCATAGCTCGACCAGCATTGCCTCCTACAATCATATAATTATCTTTAAACTTAACAGAAGGATTATCTACCAGGTCAAGTACTGATAGAAAGTTCTGCAGGTCATAGATACCTACTTGCTTGTCGAACTCTTCTGTTACAGTAGCTTCACTAAGAACGTTCTTAGCTTCAGCAATAGTCATAATCTTGTTACCAGGTTGGATAACAACATTACTGTTTATACTGGCAAAGTTTTGTAGAATCTTTACCGTTGTTGCACTTATTTCCATTATGTAATCCTACTAAAGTTTTTATCTTTTACTATTTCTAGTTTGTTCTCGAACTTATCATCTAGTAACTCTCGCTTATGAGAGATAATGAATATGTTCGTTTCGTCTCCTAAAGTATAGATGATCTTCATAAGATTATCCACACCTTCGTGATCTAAAGATGAGTCGAACGTCTCATCCAATATAAGAAGATTAGTTGCAACACTATTCTTCATCTTAGCTATCATACGCCAAGTAAAGAGTAATGCTAAATCAATACGTTGCTTCTCTCCTTCTGAGAACGAATCGTATGAGAAAGTATCTCTAAACCTAGATCTAATAGTTTCTTGAAATGACTCATCTAAGTTAAACGAAACATAGAAGTCAAGTATATCAAGATATTGATTACAAAGCTTGTTTATAACCGGAAGGTATTGCTTTACAATCTTAGTCTTAATTCCAGTATCTTTGAGCATTGTACTCATAATAACATTATAGTTTAATTGCTCACTAAGTGCAAGCTTTTCTTCTACTAATGAATCTCCTGATTCTATAAGGTCATTAAGATCATTATTCGCCTGATCCATATCAACGTTACTATCCAGTTTACTAATCTCTTCTTGAGTACGATCAATTGAAGATTGAAACTGAGCAATAGATTTATTATTAGCTGCTAGTTCACTTTGATAAGCCCTACATATATCAATAGTATTTAATGCAGAGAATAGAGCTTGGTTAGCTTCTTGTAATCCTTCATCTGCTTTATTAATTCCCGCTTGGAGCTCCTTTGCTCTGCCTTTACCTTCCAAGATATGGGCTGCTTTTGTGTCCTCTGTGATGGCTTGATCACAGGTCGGACAGATATCGTTTTTCTCGAAGAATTGGACTTCTTTAACGATCTTCTTGACCTCAGTGTTGAACTTCGTCTTAAAGGCTTCAAGCTCTTTGATTCTAGCTTCGCGTTGTCCTCTCTCCACATCTGCATTCGGTAGTTGAGATTGAATGGAATCACTAAGCTCTTCGTTCTTTCCATGTAGAGTTTTGATTTCATCCTGGAAATCAGAGATGAGTTTGAGCTTCTCTTCCCTTTGCTCTTTGTTGATTGCTTTGATGTCTTTAATGTATTTCTTCTGTGCATCAATCTTAGTGCTCGTGACGGCATGCTGATGAGTAACATCTTTTACTTGATCCTTCAATAGTGATGTCTACTCTCTAAGAATACCATTCATCTTAGAGAATACATTTATGTCCAGAAGATCCTCGATTACATCTCGTCGATTCATAGAACTTAGTTGCATGAAAGGAATAAAGGAGGAAGACCCTAGCACAACTATCTGATGAAAGCTTTTATGATTAAGCTTCAAGATGTTCTGTTCGAGGATCTTCTGGTACTCTTTGGCATGAGATGATTGGTTAATCATCGTCTCGCCTTTCCATATTTCAAAGACGTTAGGTTTAATACCTCTAACGATTCTGAAATCTGAGCCTAGTGCGTTGAACGATACTTCAACGACAGTATTTTTATTATTGATAGTATTAACAAGTTGATTCTTAGATATGTTACGATGAGCTTTTCCAAACAAAGCAAAGCTCAATGCGTCAAGCATAGTAGATTTACCTGCACCGTTCTGACCTACAACAAGAGTAGTCTTATTCTTATTAAGGTCTACTTCAGACCAATTGTTACCAGTTGATAGAAAGTTCTTCCATCTCAAAGTCTTAAATGTTATCATTATGCAATTTCTAAGGTTTGTGCTTCCATCATAAGATCTGACATATGAGACTTAATCCTATCTTTATCAAGGTCTGTCTCTACAGCGTCTATGTAAGTATATAATAAAGTAGAAGTATCTTCAACTGATATTTCACTATCTTCTAC